GTTCTCAAGTTCTTCAGTTGAGATAAGAGCGAACATGAGATCCGCCGTAGCTGGTAAGCCGAAAGACTCAGATGTATCTTCCAAACCGACATCCGAATTGCCATAGCCCGACCTCGTCGTTTGAGTCGCCGAGAAAATCGGTACATTAAACTCCACCGCCAGTCCTCTAAGTTCCTCAGCAATCGCCTTAATATATGTATAAGAATTGATCGATCCTCCCATAGCTTTCATTCTCGATGATGCACAGATATTTAAATAATCAATAAAGATAATATCTGGCTCGAACTGACGTTTAAGTTTCAGTTCATTTAATAAAGCACGGAAATGACCAGAATGAGCAGAACCGGTAGGATATTCTTTTACAATCAATTTACCGGTTGTCTTACGACCGATTTCTTCAACCTTTGTCCTAAACATATCACGAGACATATTAGGAAGTTGGTCAATTGCTACGTTCAGAAGGTTTGCATCGATACGTTCTGCAATCCTTTCTTCAGCCATTTCCATAGTTATGTATAATACGTTTCTACCTTCTATCAAAGCACCAGCAGCAACATGACACATGAATAGAGACTTGCCAACGCCAGTACCTGCAAGGGCAATGTTAAGTGTCTTACGAGGTACACCACCCTTTGTAATGCGATTGAAATAGTCGAGATCAAACGGAATACGATCTTCTTCGGTGTGATAGAAATCAAAACGTTCCTCATAATTCTCGACATAATCGTGACCTACATTCGTATCGAATGCAACTCCAAGAGCTTTACTCAGTAGGTCAGGAAGAGCACCTTTTGTCAGTGACTCATGTTTGCCATCAATAATTGAAATGGATTCCATAATGGCATTGTAGATTGCTCTATCCTGACACCACTTCTCGGTAGTATCCAATAGCCATTGATCGTCAATTGGTTCTTTCGAAAACAACTGCGGGAGAATATCAACAGCCATTGTATACTGTTCACCGGTAAGTCGATCAGTCTGATCGAGCTCAATCTTAAATGATTCAGCAGTCGGAAGTTTATTGTACTTACCGACATACTTACCAGCTTCTTTAAATAATATACGATAAACCCCTTCAAAATAATCTGGTTTGATGAAAGGTAATACCTTACGCATATAGTTTTCATCAGTTAAAAGATTTCGAAGAATTGTCTGTTCAAGATTTGTTTGCAAGTTTACCTTCTTCTCTCATTTGTGCACGAATCTTAGTGGCAGAAATATTATGAATCTCTTTACCAAGATCATGCTCTGTGAATGTGTATCCAACACCGCGACCATAACCGATATCAACAATGTTTGGTACTACCATTATAACAAAGTCTTCGTCAAAAGTAAACCCTTCTTTTGCTAATCCTTCAATAATATTTTGTTTGACTGTGTCAATATCAAATGGATTATCATCCTGGCCTGGTACACGTGAATTTGCTTCACGTTTCTCTGGTACTTGGCGAATCATAATAGCAACCTGACCGGTCATAGCATGACAGCGTTTAAAGAGTTCTGTATGTCCGTCATGCCAAGGTTGCCATCTACCAAGCATTTGAACTGTAGGATTAAGTGGGTCAAAAGACATTATTGTTTCCTATTCATATAATTAATTACAACTTCTGCAAGTTGTTGGTGAGTGTCTTCAAACCATTTGTTAACATGATAATCACATTTAACAGGATTTTGAAACATTTTATTTGTATCTTCAAATCTACCTTCTTTAATGGTATCCATCCATACTGTATAATCCGGATTGAATGCCACTCTTGCTTCTTCTGTTGGACAAACAAAATCTGCAATTGCTATTTTTCCTGCCATAACGACACCGTCTGCTAAATGTTTCATTCTATTTGCTTGTCTTATACGGCCTTCAGGACTAAAATCCCAGTCATTATAACTAGTTCGAACTATATCAGCATTAATCCATACACCACTAATTAATTCAGCAAAAGGCTTTGCTAATGTACTTTTACCAGAGCCGGGTAATCCGAAGATTAAAATTTTCATTCTCTTTCCTTTAATATAGCACTGTCAGTTTCAATAGCATCTCTAATAATTTCTTGTAGTACATCACCTGCCCATAATTGCAAATCAACATTATCAGGTGTTAATTCAGAATCTGGTGATGATTCAACAAAGAAGTTGAAGGACATGGTTCCTTCGGCCTCTTCATTAACACTAATAGATCCAAATTGAATTACTGTCTCAGCAAATGGACCTTCTAGAAATCGAACTAACCAATGCTGGTCACCCTCATTACCTGGTACAAGCTGATAGGTTGCATTCTCTTTATGTTTCATCTATAATATCATCCATACTAATTTGATCTTTGTAACCAATTGTGTATTGTTTTTTCACAAACTCTTTAAAATCAGTTTGTTCAAAGATAGGATTCCAGAAATCTTCTTCAATAGTACCAGCTTCTCGAGTCTTACCAGTAAGAACTTCACCAGTCGAAGGATTAATTCCTTCATACCAACCATTACTTGGTTTACGAGCATAGCCTCCAGCCATAGCAACTTCTAGAAGACCTGATAGTTTTTGTACACCACCTTCCCAAGATACTGTAATAGGAATCTTAGATTTTTCTTTTACATAACGAGACTTTTCAACATTAATCACAAAGTCATATCCCATTACCTCTGTACCTTTCTTGTTCTGACGACGACCAAGAATCCAGATATTATCTGCAGAGTAGTAAATACCTGTACCGCCTGATACAACAGCTTTTGGGAAGAGACCCATTTCCTGATAGGTATGATTAACTGCAAGAAGTGGAATATCCTTCATAGCAAGATAAGGTGTTGTCATACGGAACAAACCTTTGAGCGCTTTTGCACGAGACATATCTGCTACTGACTTTTCATTAATAGCATCTTCCATCTCTTTCTTTGACGCAAGGTTACCGATTGAATCAATAACAATTACAACCTTGTCAGAGCGCTCTAGACCTTCAAGCTGACCGATTAGATCAAACTTTAGTTCTTCAACATTCGTAATTGGTGTATGAAGTACTCGAGAAGTATCAATCTCAAATTGCTCAAAATATGCCTGAGGTGAACCGAATTCTGAATCATAGAAAAGCATGACAGAATCTTTATATTTTTTCATATAAGCACTTGCCATTAGCAATGCAAATGAAGTCTTAAAGTGCTTTGATGGACCAGCAAGAACAGTAAGTCCAGGTGCCAAGCCGCCATCCATTGATCCAGATAGTGCAACGTTGACCATTGGCACTTCAGTTGGAACCATATCTTTATCATTAAAGAACTTAGATTCCGAAAGAACTTCTGTAGCTTTGAGCTTACTGTTCTTTTTCAGTTTATCCATAATACTCATATATTTCTCCTTATAATAGATCTATTATAACACATTTTACTAAGGATGTAAATAGTCTTTTACATCGATTGTTGGATTAAATCCAAGTTCTTTGATATGAGTAATATCTGCAGTATTATCCTGTGCTTCACAATCATCTCCGAGTCGAATATCAATACCTGGAATTCTGATTCTAGCAAGTTCATGTACCACATTTCCAGTGCCTGTACCGATATCATATGCTGGACGAAGTGGAGCATCGATTAGACCGGGATCCGTAATCTTTAGCATAATACGATCAATTGCCTGAATTACATCATTGACATGAATAAAATCACGAATATGTTTTGTAGCATATTTCAGTTCGCCTCTCATTAGTTTGCCGATAAACATAGTATCACGAGCACCGTCACCATAGACAGTAGTGAATCTCAATCCTACCTGACCAGGGAATGCAGTCTCTTCATTAACTTTCTTGCTGATACCATATGGCGACTGATGCCATGCATGGATACAAGAAGAAGATGCGTAGAGAAGAGGAACATCTGCTTCATGACAGATACGCTGAATACGAGTTGTAGGTGTTACGTTGTTATGCCAGTATAAATCCGGCTCTTCAATTGAACGTCGTACATCTGCATCTGCTGCAAGATGAATAACAAACTCGGCACCTTCTAGTTCAAAGTCATGAATGTCTCTGCCATTCTTACGATCCCATCCAATAATTTCATGTCCATCTTTTTCTAGCTTTTCTTTTAAGTGACCGCCGATAAAACCACTTGATCCTGTAATTGCGATTTTCATTTGTT